CCTCTTCACGCCTGCCCTCCGCACGCCGGGTACGCCGACCAGCCCGACGCAACCGGCGACGAGCCAACAAGCCACGAAGTTTCGCCCGTCCACCCTGTGCCTTATCTCCCGGTTTGTAATCAACATCATTGCCATCTTTATCCACGATCTTGGAATTACCCGGAATGGCACGCAAACCAGAAGCAAGAGCGCTACCCAACTTGCTTACCCAACGAGTACCAGCAGGCCGCTCCCAGATTGTTCCCTCTTGAACTAGACCATCACCATCAGCATCACGGGCATCATTGTCATACGGAACTACCTTCGGAACGCGTTTGATCATCCCCGCTATCCCTTTTTCAAGAGGGATATGGTTCAGATCATATAAACGAGCACGAAAAGCAATCTCGTTCAAACGATGTTCCGGATATCTCATGAATTACCTTCCTCCATCCAACTGACGGCATCCGGATACAACGCTTTCAAATCCTCTGTTCCCTTATCCGTAGACAAGTGATAGCGCGACAGAATCAAAGCCTCTTCTTTATCTTCTTCCGGAGAAAGATCAGATAGAACATACTGAGACACCATTTCGACAATGCCCAACCGCTCAGGCGAATTACGCGCCTCTATATAGTTCTGCATCTTGCCAATCGTGTCTGCACTAACGTTACCCATTCTCGTTCATCCACTTCTTCTTATGATCATTAAGTATTTTTCTATCATCCGGATCATCTGTGTCTCCCAGTTTATGCGACCTCATGATGAACGTGGAGCCATGAATCAAAGCGGCCAGTCTTTTTTCTTCGTCTATGTCGTAAGCATCCATGGCTTCAACTAGTTGTGCTGCCAATTGTTCGTTTCCACCGATATCAAAATGGTTGTCATTATTCTCAATAATAATCGCAGGTTCGACTGATTGTCCGTAAGGAGTGATTAAAAATTTAGCCATCAGAACTGCTGCCCTTCTGCAAACCACTGATCTTCATCTGTCGTGTCTGCCAAAAGTTCCGACAACAGCATCTCTCCACCGGAAAGTACGCTCAATGTCATCTCCAGATGATCGTTAACTGCCGACGCATGAATCTCCACATCTTGTGGTCCCGTGGAGGGCATACCGGGCGGGCGGGATCGTGCCCCCAATTCGTGGATTGAAGACAACTCGCTAAAGATGTTTTCCAAATGAACATCTTTTATCTGTCTCATCTGTTCGTGAACTTCGTCAATCACAAGGGCCAACTCTGATTCGCTCAACTTGCCTTCCCTGATTGCTGTTCGTAAGTCACCCAGTAATCCAAGACCGGGAAAACCATCTCCTTCGGCCATGTGTCCATCTATGTAAGCACGGATATCCGTGTCCGCTCCCCACGCCCGCTGAAAGTCGATATTGGTTACGCCCCGTGCCGATGAGCCTGCCGCATCTTCTGAGCCAACCAACAGGTTGCCGCCATGCCTGTCGCCCAAACCCATGCTGTAACCGATCAACAAAGCCCTAAGACGAGACTTCAACATTTCAGGTTCGGTACGCTCCTCCAAATTCATATATGCCAGAGGAATTTCGTGCCCAATGTCAGCAACCACGTTATTGAACTCCATGACAATATAAGGTTGACCTCTGTCGTCGGTGCCATCTAGCATCACGCCACCGGTCGGATCTCCCATCAACTGGCTGATCGAACGCCCAATAATCTCGTTGAATTGGCTGACATTTGCAATGCTGCTGCCTGAACCGTCAGCCCCACCATTAAGTCCACGCGATTCGTATGCGTAATCCGGACTTTTGATAATGAATCCCTGTTCCGCTCCCGGTTCGCCATCCTTCTTGAGAAAAATATACGACGTACCGTAAGTGCCCGGATTACTTGACTTGCCGGGATCACCGTTCTCGTCAACGCTTATCAATCTGAAAAGTTTTGAATCATCCGGTGCGTCGTTGTTATATCCACTGGAATTTTCCAAAACTGCTTCCAGAATCAACTCACGGGGAACGTCACTAAGTTTTCCCCCACCACGAATATGTTCAGCAGCGGCTGCGGGCGTTTTGATGTCGCTATCTTCCATCGAAGTTGAAACCAACGGAAGACGACCCAATTCGTCTGGTTCACCTATCGACAACTGTGACGAAGCCCTCCTGCGCCCAGTTTGCAAAGGAACTCTGGAAGGTGGCTCCACTACCTGTTTCCCTGCCGCCCTGCGTTCCGCCGCCCGGTTTCGCCGTCGTGGGGAATCCGGTGTATCGACATCTACATCCGGCACATCACCCTTGATCCGCTTAGCGCTTTCATCCAACCCCTTACCGACAGCACTCTCACGATGAACCTGCACAGCCCCACTTAAGAATGGGGCATTCACCATCCACCAATTCCCATAGGCATTCTGAACCATTCCGTTTTGCGTCGGATTCTTTTTATCAACTTTCTGATTTGGATCTTTTTCAACAGCGTCAACGTCGTCATCCCGGTCTTCAAAGATGGCTGAAATGGCGGTTTTTCCGATTTCTTCCCAAGGATGCCGACCATCCCTTCGCAAAACAGAATGAATCATCCCAAGAGTGACAGGAGAGAGTTCTTCGTTCATCGGAACACCCAAAGAATCGGAATGAATACTGTAGAGCCTTGACAGCGCTTCAAACATTGCGTCATCACGAATCAAACCGGGCTTGCCAGTTCTCTTGTATTCAGACAATTCTTTGAATATTGCCCCCATGGCATTTGCAACTACATGAGGGTCATTAAATCCCTGTATGCCCCAAACCACCTCTCCATCATCAGCCGCATCAACCCGAATAGTTGATTTCGGTCCACCCAACTGATTGACATGCAGCCAAGCGTTGGTGTTGTAGAAGGTTGCAAAACCCTTTCCTTTAACACCAGCCCGTGCCGAATCAACATACATGTGCTTATTGTCAATTTCTATTCTTGTGGCATCGCCATTGGCCTGCTGCGCGATTGTTATTTGTCGATCAGTTTTACCACTTACATGCCACTCGCCAGCCTTGTAAGTCGTGCCCCTGCTAACAAAATCTTCAGGAGGCTTGAATTCGATAGAAGCATGAAATTCCAACTGTATACGAGTTCCAATTTGGATAATCCCAATCTCCGGCAGATCTGCACTACCGTCGATCTCGCTTCGCAACCGCCACATGTAATCGTCTGCCCCAGCAAACTCATTGGCCGAACCCAACGAGAATGCTGAAATAACCCATTTCTTAAGAAGTTTTTGCTCCTCTGGAGTCGTACTGCCTCTAGCCAAAATCTCGTCTACGTCAATACCCAACTCCTCAAAAGAACCGGGCATTGAATCCGGCCCCTTGCCGCGGCGCTCATATTCCCGTTCTGTGACCTTGACCCGCTTAAACGTAAACTTGTCAACAATCTTCTGCAAGAACGTTTTATCTGAATCAGGAACATCTACTTCATCAGCATCGCCCTGTGGTTCAAATCCACCATCACCTGAGTTGCTATCTTCCAACGAGGCAGTAAGAGCATTGCGTCGTCGTCTATTTTCCGAACGACGTTCTTGCAAAAATCGGTCAGTCAACGCTAAACGTATCTTGCCTTCCCGACTGAATACGTTGTCCTCATGGAGTTTCTTCGTCCTGAACGCATACATCATGCGCTCCCACTCCCAAGTCTCTCCATGAACCTGTGCCACGTTCTCATAGAAGACTTCCGGATTGTCCATTTCTTCACTATGGAACAACACGGCATCGACTATGGCTTGAACCCGTTCAATCGGATCACGCTCCCACCCATGATCATTTTGTAGTTCAAGCAAAACTCCCTCTGGAATATCGCCGTCATACACCCCAGCCAGCAATCCCTTCTCAACTCCCTCCTTAGTAAACAACTCCTCTAGCGTTAGTTCTGCGTGCAAGAAACCTTCAGGCCAAAATTCGCTAGGTTCAATGAAATCAGCAAACCGAAGATCTCCACCATTCTTTGCCCTAATCAGCAACAAAGCGTCACTCATTGCTTTGTCAAGTTCATGATCTTCAAAAGCATCAAAATAATCTTCGCCCAACCACTCAGCCACCGCAGCAGACAAACTCCTAATAATCCGATCACCGGCAGCGCCCGGACGGTCCGGATCGTCGTGGTACACATCAGGGTCGATATCACGGTCCGGATCAAACGTGTCTGGAGGCAAACCCAATACCCGTTCCACCGAAGGCATCCCCCGAACCATTCCCGTGTTGCTACTCCCGGTACCGGGTCCAGAACTAGCCCTCGTTCCATCACCATATTCAACATGCTTAATATCAACGGGATAACCCCGACTATTGCGAACGGCTCCCAGATTCCCCGTAGGGTTCTTCTCATGCCACGCAATTTTCAGATTGTCGAAACGAATCATGTCTTCGACTGGGATGACATCTGCGCCATCCCACCTTTCCTTGATCATCGCCATTTCGTCAACTAGTCCCTGTGAAGTGAAATCCTCAACCGGTATCGCCCCATCTGGGTAAAAGTGTCGTTCAACTCCCTCAGCACGACGCCTACGCCTCAAGTCCGAATCCCCCGTCACCCGATACATGGGAAACGATTCACTCTTTCCATCATCGAATTGGACCACATAGAAGGCTCCACGACCGCCGTCGCCCGGATCACTGCGAATTACCGTTCCAATGCGCGACCCAACCTTGACTTCATCACCCTGTCCGTAACGAATCAGGACATCTTCACCGGGAAGATCCGAATCGTTTGGCGTCGGCACCAAGTTCTGTATCGGCTGATCGACAAGCGCAGGCGAAACGCCAGCATCCCTGACTTCTCTTGCTTTCGCCTCTTTTTGTTTCCGAATTTCCCTCAGACGCGTACGGCGTGCCAGCCCTCGCTCAAACACCCTGTCAGCAGTAACCATCTCTTCAACAGAAGGCATCCCCATGATCGCCTGATCCAAATCAAATATGCCGCCCTCTGGAGAGCCTTCGTCATGCCACTCATCTGGGTCAATATCATCTGGATCGAAATCTGCATCTCTGGCTTTTGCCTCCGCAACGCGACGTTCCCGAATGGCCTCCAAACGTTCACGCCTAGCCTTCACGCGAGCCTGTGCGGAAATCCCCCGTACCCTGTCATTCAACGATTCCTGCCATGTGTTGACAACGGCCATGCCTTGAACCGGCTCCATAAATATTTCTGCTGGATCTGTTTCTTCGCCCGCTAGGCGACGTTCCCGAATCTTCCGCAACCGATCACGCCGTGCCTTCGACTTGTCATAGAGCCTTTCAGCCCGTACCATTTCATCAACAGAAGGCATCTCATTGACGACTGCCATCCCGTGGATGTTTTCTTCGAATACAGCCATCCCACCACCATCGGTTCGATGGGGACCGGATCGTCCTAGTTCGGCAAGCCTCGCTTGTATCTCCTCAAACCGTTCACGATGTGCATCTGATACGCCCATCCATCCGGTTGTTTGTCCGTCATACAACGCTTCGATTTCAAGATGGATTTCATCAAGCCTTTTTATCTTGTCTCTATTAGTGCCTCGCCACGAATACAATCCGTGTTGTATTTTTCGTAAATCATCCGGGTCAATGCCGGGGAATTGTTCAGCGGAGCCACGCAGAATTTGTTCGCGCTCTGCGACCAATTCGTCATATTTGCGCCCGATTGCATTCCCGCCACCCTGATCTATCGGATCCCCGAATCGACTATGCATATAAATGCCAGACTCAACGTTGTACCCGTTCGCATCCAAGTCCCAATACTTATCGAAGAACTTATCGTTCAACTCTGTAATAAGAGCGTCGATCTCCTCAATTCTCGCGGTTGGACTAATAGGCTCCCTGTCGCTCCCCAGACTCCGGAGCGTTTGACCCCCAAGGACGCTATCCAAGTACGCCTGTCTTCCCGTTAGATCTTCTCCGCCCAACTCCAGAAGACGCTCTTGCATGTCCCTTCTGCCCGATGCAGTGCCTCCGGCTTCCCATGTCGGCATCTTTAGGATGCGTTCGATCTCTTCTCTCTCTTGGCGCTCGGCTGCTGTGAGGTCTTCGATTGGGCGGCGCGTAGAGCGCTTCAGAAGATCGTCGTATGCCCGTTGACGCTGAAGATTCGCCAGACGGTCCGACCATTCCCGTTCTCCAGTCACCGGATCGCGCTCTAGTGTCGGCTCTTCAACACCGGCCTCCCTCATCGCTCGCCTACGCCGTGCAGCCTCTGCATCGCCCTCGGCCCGCCAATCCGGCATCCCCTGAACGCGTGAATCAAGTGCATCAAACCTTTTAGACACGGCTGCCGACCGGTCGTTCCTAACCCTTGCCGCTTTCCTACCTGCCTCACGGGTTTCAGGATCCCTATCAGCACTGATTGCCCTGACCCGACGAGTGAAATCACGAACCCGTTGACGACGCATCTCGCGCCGCAATTCGATCTCAGAGAAGTCTGCAATAGCCCGCTCATCCCTATCCCTGAGCCTGATCGCTGCCTCTTGACGCTCTCCGAACGTTTCAACCCGGCGACGAATCCGCTCCCGGCGCTGACTACGAACCGCCTGTCGATCCAATTCCCGTTTAGCGCGAGCAGCCTGACGGGCTTCACGCTCACGTTCCAAAATGCCAAAGTCGGCTACAGCCCCCTCCTCACGGTCCCGACGACGGATTGACTCCTCGCGCCGGTTCCTAAACCTTTCAGTCGCTTCCGCCAAACCACGGCCACGACCCTCGCGACGCCGCTGTCTGCGTTCACGGCGTTCTGCACGTTCACGATCCAACTTCCCGAAATCGGCTTGCGCCCCTTCGCGCCGATCCCGACGACGAATCGCTTCCTCGTTCCGGTCCCTAACCCTGTCCGCTGCTTCAGCCACCCGACCGCGCTGCTGCCCCTCAGTCCTCTCGCTCCTCCTCGTTGGGCCGCGGCGATCCCTACGACGACCCTCACGTTCACGATCCAACTTCCCGAAATCTGCCCTAGCGCCACGACGACGATCCTCGGCACGGATACCTTCTTCTCTACGTTCACGGAAGCGTTCGGCTGCGGCAGCAGCCCGCTCCGCAATACTCGGACCACGCTTCCCAAAGTCAGCCCTTGCACCGCGACGGCGATCTTCCCGCCGGATGCCTTCTTCACGCTGCTCCCCAAATTCAGTAAGTCGCTCCTGCATTCTCCGACGACGTTCATCACGACGCTGCGTCCGACGCTCACGACGCGGATTCTGCTCATTAAGTTCTCCTCGTTCCCGCCTCTGATCCCCAATCAGATTTCGAGAACGTTTCCGACGCTCACGGGCGGACGGCCTTTCGCCTTCAGGTGTTTCACGCGCCTCCTCCGCCAGCAACTCATCGCGATGCCTGATACTCATTCCACGGCGCGACCTATCAAACTCATCACGGTCGCGTCGCTCACTAGTCAGTTCCGTAGCCCGTTCAGCATGTCTCCCTGCGGCAGCCTCATCCCGCTCAGCGCCACGCTCCATCCGCTGTGTTCGACGCTCACGAACGCCTGCCCCCCGCTCTCTTATCTTTGCGAGTGCCCGCTGCCTGCGTGCCTTTCGTGCCTGACGCCGCAATTCGACCTCAGTGAAATCGGCTGTAGCATCCAACTCCTGATCCCTGCGACGGATGCCCTGTTCACGCCGCCCACCGAAACGCTCAGACGCTCCCGCCACACGACGCTTCAAAGGATCGAAGCGAGAAGTCCGAAGCGGAGAACGCTGGTTCTCGCCCGGCTTGTAATCAACACGCTTGCCGTCTCCATCAACAAGTTGAACAGAGCCAGCCAGTTTCCTAGCACCAGCCTTCAAACCACGAAAAATCGTTCCCGAAGGTCGCTCCCAAATAGTTCCTTCCTGAACCAGACCATCACCATCAGCATCCCGTGCCTTCGGGTTGTAGGGAGCAACCTTGGGAATCCGACGGGCGAAACGAGACAATCGCACGCCGCGCATCCGACGGCGACCAAACACCTTGACTGCCATGTCTTCATCAAGTTTGGCTAATACAAATCGGGCTGCCTTTAGTTCAATCAGCGAATCCCTACTCATACCGTTGGTGTCACTAATCCGAAGGTCCGCCAAACTCGGCTTTCCAAACTGATCGGAAAGATCCGGCCTCAACGACAGATTCTTTTTCTCCACAGAAAACACTGCGTACTGCTCACGATTGAACCGTGGCTCACGCAAAGTTTTAGTTCCAGATTCTTTAGTAATGTTGTAAGGCTTAACGCCCGACAAGCGACGAGGAGCGCGAGGTGACAGAAACATGTGATGAATCCATCTTGAAACCACACGCTTCATACCATCGCTAGAAGTAACGACGATGCGTTCATTCGGATTTTTGACACCTTTAAACTTTGGTTTGATTTCTACAAACTCTGAAAATTCTTGAACAAACTTTTCAACATGAGAAAACGGATTAATGATGATGTCTGGATCCCTAGAAATAGATGCCCAGCGGGTCCGCATCTTTGCTCCAACCCCAACCGGAATGTCTTTCTTACGTTCCACCCGGACAGAACCCTGACCGAAGGCGTACTCAACGGCATGAGCACCCTTGCTCAATAGGCGTATCTCATCTCCTGCGATTGCGGTCTTCCCTATCTTTGAAGTCACATACACGGCACCCTTGATCGCGTCGTGATCCTTCATCTTCACTAGTTCTTCTGCGGTCAATGTGGGTTCATACACCACACCGTCACGCCGAACCAAACGAGTAGTCCCAACATTTTCGCCAACAAAATCGACAACACTGTTCACAACAGAATCACGACGGGCAGGACTGCCTGCACGATTAGGACGAATCGCTGCTTCACGAACAACAGCGAAAGGATCACCCTTAGGCTTTTTAACAACCACATCACGAACCACATCTGGAACATCCTGTGGCTTCACGTTTTCAAAACGACGAGTCATCTTAGAAACATCACCTGATGTGACCGATCCCGGCCCCTTCGCCGGAACGTCAAATATCAAACCACCACAATTGCTCAACTTGGGATCTGTAAATCGACCACCGTTGATGTACCCCGTGGGGCAACGAAGCGCACCACCGCCGATAGACGGCCTAGCAGCACCACCGATGCCTCCACCGCCCGCACCGCCACCGCCGGGGAACAAAGCCCCCCACATGGCGGAGCGAATCGGATTGCGATATTTGCTCATATCGCCCGGTGTGAAATAAGAGGCGATGCTTGAAAGCGTCCGCCCAAGGCGACCGTGACTACCCCTCTTCACTTCAATCGGTTGTTTAGTCCAATCGAACGAACCCGGCATTGGAACCGATTGCATACCTTGCACAAATCGTGCCGCCTTGTAGGCGACAGCATTTTGATCTCCGTCGATAGGGCGAGCCGTAATGCCCCCATCCATACGAGCCAACCGGCGATACACCCTCCAACTTGCTATCTCCACCCCGTCTTCACTCTTGCCGCGACGACGACGACGCTTGCCGGGAACGGCACGACGGGCAACCCGACCTGCGGCACGACCGGCCCCACCCCCACCATGATGGTTGCCTTCATTCGGCCACTTGCCAGTCGTTTCATGATGAAGCCACGCGCACAACGGCTGAAGCGGATACAACTCTGGATGATTCGCAAGGATGACGATGCATCGACGAAAACCACCGGGCAATCTCATGATCGGTCGCCAGAATTTCAGTAGCGCCTCAAGATTGCCTCTTCGTGGGCCGTGCCCACGAAGAATGTCACCGGTAATTCTCTCCTGCGGGATTATGTCGATTAGGTCTTGTGGCCCTTTGACCTCAAGAGGCTTATCACTCATAGCGCTCCCTAGGGTGATTTAATTTCTGGCTTTACCCTTTTTCTTGGGGGTCTTTCCATCTGCGTATGCTTCATTCACATCGGGAGTGCTTTCGTCATCTTTAACGAAATGACCCTTTCCCGTCCGTGCCCGTTCACCCGTGGCATCAGCCTCAGGAGTAGGAGCAGGAGGAGCCTCTGGCTCTTCTCCCACATGCACGATCCGTCCCAAGTTGGGATCGAAATAACTTTTCTTGTCCATGATTACCTCATTCTGTTGTTGACTCGTCAGAGTCAATTTCCAACAATTGGAGTTCCATCAAAGAAGCCAAAAACTCATCTGTTTCTGCTTGCTTCGATTCAGCCCACTCAGCAGGAATGATGTCTGATCGTTCTAGTTCTTCTGCGCGACGCTCAATGTGAGACTGCGCCTCAACGTGCCTGTAAGCAGCCTTGACTGCAAGTTCAAGATCGTCAACGTTCACAATCGGGAAAGACCCATCTTCAAGCGCAACGCCTTCCTCAATCAAATCTTTCAGCGCCTCGCCTTCGTAGTTGGTCTTGAGAGCCAACTCGGCTTCCAAGGCGTCCTTTTCCCGACGCAATTCAACAAGGTCGTCCTGCTCGTCATCGGTAAGTTCGATCATGTCGGTTCCAAGAACCTTCCCATCAATCGACACATAAACGTCATACGACTTGCCGTCCACGCCATCAATCTCAACGACGTAAGCGTCCTCACCGTGGAACAAGTCCACGTCCACTCCGTATGATTTACCCTTGACGTACTTGAGGGCCGTCATTTCGGCTTCCTCAAAGGAAACGATCAATGGATCCGAAGCGCCATCTTCAAGACTCTTGACACTCAAACTTTCGTCCAAAGCGATCCAGCCCAATCGGGTTCCATTGCCTGAGTAGTACGCCTCTTTGAAGCCGTCTTCGGTCTTCAAATCCAGAACGAACATGTCGTCCTTGGGTGCGTATCCAGAGTCAACAACCTCGCCCTTGAATTCGGTTTCGGCAGCGACCTCTATATCCAGCAATCCGGGCAAGCCCTTCTCGCTGGCGCATCCACCACGACAGAAGTTACACACATCGCCGCTTCGGATGGTTCGCTCAATGCCGCACAAGAAGTCGAAATTGCCTAGAGACTTGACGCCCAAACGAGACAAACGATTTTCCATACCGTTTGCGTTTGCATCATCTTCTTTGCCAATCAGAACAGCCGTCGGGTAGGCGGGAACCATGTTCTTTTCGTCATCGTCCTCCTCTTCCTCTGCGTCCGGATCTTCGCCATTAGCCAACGCCATCAAGCGGGCCAGTCGGCCCTTGCCCGGCTTGCCATAGCCCTTGAGATCATCGTCCTCATCTTCTTCAGGAACAAACGGCGGACCGACGGCTCCAGCACCAACAGGTGTCATCGGAGAGGTATTAGGTACGCCCTCCGTTGGCACAGCCTGCATGGGTGAAGGCGGACGACGCTGCAACTCCGGACCCTCTTCTTCCTCATCAGGAACGTGGGCCTTTGGAAGTTCATCATCTTCATCGGGAACCTCAACGACATAAGCCTTCATGTCGTCAGTGATCTGTTCCGGATCCATCTCAACAACGACAACCCGCTTTTTCGGAGCCATCTCCTTGGCCTGCTCAACGCCACCCGGTGGCTTCAGCAAGTCCTCAGCGTCATCTTCCTGATCGTCATCATCGACAACAACCAAGTCATAGGGGTGGCCGGTGATGGTGGCAGCCTTCTCATCTGTTTCACCAGATAACGAAGCAGCAACATCTTCCAAGTCGGACAGTTCATCCTCAAGAGTCTTCTCTTCAGGCTCCACTGCTTCAGTTTTTTTATCTTTTTTAGCCATTTTAGACTCCTATTTGGAAGGCTCGTTAACTAGCCAGTCGATACTCAGCAAAGCCTTGCTCATGATGCGAGCAACACTCTTTTTTTCTTTTTCACCTTCAGGCATCAAAACCTCTACAGTCTTATACCCCAAGGCAACAGATTCAGGAGTTGGGCACTGAACCGGAACCCCAACTTTCACCAACGCCTCTACAACATCGGCAATCTCTTCTTCCGTAGCACATTCAAACGGAATTGCTTCTGCGTAATCCGAATATGTACCCGGAATCAAAACCTTTGCAACTAGCGGCTCTTTCCGCTCCAGTGGACCTTCAGATGGCATTACCTCATTGCAAACACTCTGAAGAATTTCAATAACATTAGTGATTTTCTGAACATTCCTAGAAGAGATCTTGCGGCCAACTTTGACCTCAAGATCTTCCTCCAAAGACTTCTCTTCGTGGTCGCAGCCACAGGATCCATCAGTCTTTTCACAACCACATGCCGTGTCTTCCAGCACACGAACGAAAGTTTCCAAAACCGCAGCCTTGGGCTGAGCAAACATGAATTCGGAACTGTCTTTGTTGTAGTGGTAACTCACAACCCACGCTTCATCACCCTTAGTGACGGCAGCCCGTTCATCATCGAAGTCCCACAACTTGACATCTTCGTCATCGAAAGATCCCTTAACCGCCGTCTCAAGCAATGACGCAAATATGGTCACCTCTTCATCGGCCTTTTCTTCGACCTCGTCCGGTACCAAATTTTTAACAGCACACAACTCGCCCTCCGTGCCGCACTCGGACGCTTCGTTATCTTTCACGGACAGCGTGCCAGTCAACTGGTTCGCCCCATGGAGAACGGGTGAAACCTCGTACAGTTCCACCTCTTTCAGAACATTTGCCTGATGGGTGGCGTCGTAATCGGCATCAATCGTCTTGTAGCCAATGCTCCATTCCTGCTCCTCACCAAAGAAGGCGACATTGGCAAAGGCTTCTTTTCCGCGCTGAGAGTTCAAATTAAACTGAACTCGCGCGTATAGGCCACCAACTCCGGCATCAAACATCTTCTTCGGAAGCCGACTGTCCTTGGGCTTAACCTCTTCAATCGTCAACACTTTGCCGATTGGCTCATTCCAGTTGTGTCCCCAAACAACACGCGGCTTACGACGTTTCAGGGAACTTGTGAATGCCCCCGGAACAATGATGTCGCCCACGGAATCCTTGTTTCCAATTGCCGCGACAAAACATTCAACAATACCCTCTGCCTTGTCAATATTGATCTGGCCAGCACGGGTTTTAAACTGAATATCTGTATCTTCTATAACAGTCATTGTAGGCATGGCGACTCCAAATAGACGAACTATCAAGAGTATACAGCGACACCGTAACCCAAAATGGCAAGTTTACTAAAAGCAGTTTACTAAAACCCTTAATCTCCGAATTTTAAGAGACACCGACAGTTGATCGTCAAAGACGGTGGAGCCAAAGGATCACCGGGGAATCGCAAAATCACACCCTTTTTGAAACTATTCCCAATCGGAATAGTCTGGCTTTCAATTACTGCATGACCGGTACGAACCTTGTCATCTTTACGGGTCAACCAAGTCTTAGTGTCAGCCCCAGCACGGCGACCACCAAAATACAGACCAGCGTTATACGCGCCATTACTCTCAACCTCTGCAATCCGCTTCAAGCGTTTCGTCTGCAACGCAACAAATACCGCCGCCACAGCAGTCACCAGCAGAGCAACCTTTGCCGAAATCGGAGCCGAATCATCATCATCACCCAAAAGCATCATCGCTAACAAAATCGCCGCTGCTAATTCCTTCTTCGTAGTCTCATTCACTTTTTCGGTTCGCAACAACTGAGACTCAATATACGTTTGAATCTCTTCCTCCGAAGGGTCAACCTTTTCATCAGATTCCTTCAAGGCCGTGACGGTGGCTTCCATCATCGCCCCTTCGATAACCGGAGCCATGTCTTCCCGCAATTGCTTGTTCCAAGTATCAACATCCCAAATGGCGTCAACGGTGAGATCGCCAGAACTCAATAAGCGCTTAGCCTTGGCTCCGGAAACCTTCTCAGTAATCACTCGCTCCTGACGCTGGAAGTAACGTTCCAACGACCGGGCAAAAATGGCTTCCCAACGATCCACATCCTGTGCGGCTTTATTTTCCCACTCGCCACCCAATTCAAAATGCTTGACTTCCATTCCTTCCGGTACTCCCTCTTTCGGCATTGGGAACTCGCCAAGAGGTAGTTCCGGTTCAGCAACACCCGCCGCGGGTTCAGGGATTGGGGGAGCGGCACCCGGAGGAGCGGCACCCGGAGGAGCGGCACCTTCAGGTGGCAGTTCACCCTCAGCGCCCGGAGGCATCGGTCCACCCGGACCACCAGCGCCACCCATCGCCTCTTCCTTGGTCATCGCCTCTTCGGTATTCCCAATCGGAGCCAAGTTCGGGTTCGCCAACATCGAATCCGCCAAATAGGAATCGACCTTTTCTTTTCCAGTCTTATGCCGATACTCATTAGCAGTGATCAAACCCTGCTGATGCTCCGTCAAATAATACCGGTCACGTTCCTGCTTGCCTATCGTCAAAACCGGCACCGAAGAAGTATCGAACGTAACATAAAAGTTATCATCCAAGATGTCTAGCCCCCTAGACAACAGTTCCAAATGTGGATCCATTGTCTCTGACCAGAACACACGCCCCTCTTCAGAAGCGTTGGCAAACGTTCTGCCCGACGCGTTACCGATTATGGATTCGGGGACTCCGAAGGAGGCGAGAATTTCTTCCTTCGTAATTTGTCTAAGAGACTCATACGCTGCGTCCCGTGGGGAAGCGCCGGTATCGACAAAGTCCGCGCCGTCATCTGATGCAATAACGCCGATACCGCCTGCTCTTGAAAGACCTCCTCGGAATCGGGCTTGGAGTTCCTGTTTGTCGTCGTCATCAATCTGCCCTCGCAAAACCAGCAGCCCACCGGGGCGACCATCATTTAAAAGAAAGTTTCTATTATACAACTTTGCTAATGTTTCAGTCTCTATTGCAATACCCGACGATTCCATTGGAGTCATAGACAAATACGGGTCCAACGGATGTGGACGACGGATCCAAATAACATTCTTCGGATTGAGATTTTGTTTCTTACCGTTCGGCAGTTCAACCTCAAACGCCGACACGAACTTCTTTTCGTGGGGAATGGGAGCCGTGTTCTGCGGGGGAAGCAAATGCAATGCCACCGGGTCACCGCCGCGGCCACGAACGATCTCAATAAACACTCCACGGGTACTCATCAACAACTGGGCAGAAAGCCGATACCGAAAAAGGAAAGAATTCTCGCCGTCGTTGGATTGCTGGTTCAGAATTTTCGCAACGTTCGCGTTTTCTTCATCTCGGTCCACCTTCTCCCCAAATGGAGAGTTGTCCTGAAGAAACATGATCGGCAGTCGTGCCTGATTACTAGCGATAGCATCAATGGCACGATAGACCCAAGTGACTTTAGCGACTCCTTCGCGATAGGCTCGCTCAATATCCCAACCGTCGGTGTATGGTTTACCCACAAGACCGGCGTTATAGGAAACAGGCGCTCCAATTGAAATAGCCTTTTTCTCGTCAGGTTGAATTGCCTTGTTGTGATTCCATGCCATGTTTATTCAGCACCTAACAGATAGCCGTATATGCCCAGCCCAAGTCCCCATGCTGTGATCCCCCAGCCGATGTGAAACTGACCCAGTCCTAGACCTAATAGTATTACAGAAGACACCATGCACGCATGAGCAATATTAGAACGTCCCACAGAAGCGATAATCTTTCTCACATTCGTATCCTGTCACGTTCCGACGAAGGTTTCAAGGTAGCATAACCCATTATGAAAGACTGGTCGGACATCTATGAGTTCCTTCAGCCGAAGGATCCGCTTTTTTGTCCAGAAACTCCATCGCTAACCCAAAAGACCTTTTTACGCTCTCACCATCTTGAAGGTCTGTTCGGTGGAGCCGCTGGAGGTGGTAAGTCGTCGGCCCTACTGATGGCCGCTCTCCAATATGTCGATATCCCCGCATACTCTGCCATCCTGTTCCGACGTACATATGCCGATCTAGCCCTCCCCGGCGCTCTAATGGATAGATTTCTTTCTTGGGTTAAAGAATACGACGAGATTAGGTGGAATGGGTCCACCTATGTTGCGACATTTCCATCTGGTGCAAGAATCACCTTCGGTTACCTAAATAACCAAAACGACTATTTACGGTACAAGTCCAGCGAATTTCAATTCATTGGAATGGACGAAGTAACTGAAATTCGTGAATTTGACTATCGTTATCTTTTCTCTCGGTTGCGTAAACCAAACTCTGGTGAACTCTCCAAAGTACCACTCAGAATGCGTGCGGCATCCAACCCCGCCCCAAACTGGGTGAGACAACGTTTCATCGAAGAGGGAGACAACAGTCCTGACCGAATCTTTGTTCCCAGTTTCCTAGACGACAACCCCGGCATCGACCCCATCTCATACCGGCGTGCCCTTCAAGAAATCGACCCCATCGAACGCGCACGACTAGAAAAAGGCGACTGGTGGGCGGTGTCCTCAGGAAGCCTGTTCGACCGTGAGAACTTCGTCATCATGGAACCAACCGATCTTCCTGATTTCGTGGACGCTCAGTGGTGTCGGTTCTGGGATCTTGCCGCCACCGAACCATCTCATGTGAACCCGGATCCCGACTGGACCGTCGGCGTCCTTGGAGCATTCGACCAAGGGGTGTTCTACCTCATCGATGTTCAAAGGGTCAGAGTCAACGGAGCAGACGTAGAAAAACTGGTCGCCCGAACAGCCGAACTGGATGGCCCCCACGTCGCCGTCCGGATGGAACAGGAGCCGGGGAGCAGCGGTAAAAGCCTGATCGACCTGTACGCCCGTTACATCCTTCCCGGTATCGACTTCATCGGCATTCGCTCCACGGGCGACAAAGTTACCCGTGCCAAACCTCTGTCTGCTGCCGTTGCCAACGGAAACGTCAGACTCGTCAGGGGACCGTACATTTCAGACCTCCTTGATGAAATGGCAACTTTCCCAGAGTCAGCGTGGCACGACGATCAAGTAGATGCCGCCTCTTCTTGCTTCAACGAGGTGGCCGGTTTAGGCCACCGAATGCGTGGCCGGGTGTCGATCATCATCTAGGGCTTGACAAGTTCCGACGGTGGGGTTATGTTGCCATCTTCCGGTTCTCCGGCGTCGCCTGACCAGCGTCGTTCGCCCGTTAGAGGGGCTGGAATCTTAACGTCCTGTGGTGGGACGCCCCTGACCTACACTTCATGGTGGAACTCGGCAGCAGTCAGCACCAGCACCAGAACGAAATCGGATGAAGTGTGGATGCCCGCTGACCGACCGCTTCTGTTCAAAGCGCAAGGTGCCATTTGCGACAGTCCGACTGTGACCGGAGTAAATCTTGGTTCTCCCTTTGGAGGGCCAAGAACTCTCGCCCTCTTGCTCCCAGAGTAACGATTTTGTTAGTTAGTAAGTATTCCTACTTTAAAAGTAACATTAGTAAAAAGGCAAAAAATCGAACACCTGTTCGCCTGCCCGCCGGTTGCGCTTCTCTCACCCCTGTGCTATCTTGTTTTCAACTGCTACTAGGAGAGGAACCTGTGGGCATCCAAGAGGAACTTTCAGAAACCCTAAATAAATTAGACGAGTCCGTTCACCTTGAGCGAACGACGGATGATCCAGAACGGACTTACCGTTTGGTGCATTTGGGTTTCATACTGTCTGAGGCGAAAAAAATTATCGCCTCTTTGCAGGAGGAAGCCAAGTCGATTTTGTTGGATTCCGATTGGGATCGAACCCCGATTCAGGCCCAACAGTTCAATATGGAAACCAAGACTGGTGCGCCACGCAAAAAGTGGGACCATGACAAATTGGCGGAATTGGTTGCTCAAAGAATTGCCGACACCGCTATCGACATGGACACCGGAGAGATAACTAAAAGTCCCCGACAGATGATCAAAGAGTTACTGGATTACGCAGCACCCTCATATTGGAGGGTGCAGGCTTTGCGTGATTTAGGAATTGATGCCGACGAGTATTGCGATGTCGGAGAACCCAATACCAACCTTATCTATAGGAGCAATGACCGTGGCTGAAAAATCGCAGGCCGATCAACTAGCAGAACCGTTTGACGAGACACTCATTTATCAGCGCTCTCTTGGGGGGCGTCAGTTTGATTATGTTGCCGTGGCGGAATACATCGCCCGGTTGAACAAGGTGCTTGGTACGGGTGGATGGAACTATGAAGTTCTCAAGTGTCATGTTCAGCCCGAATACAAAGAGCATGTGATTTCTCATGTCCGGGTTGTCGCAAATGTTGACGGGGTGACTGCCATCAAGGAAGCGTATGGTGGAACCAAGATCAAGACGCTTAAGGGTGGCGGGGTTATGGATCTTGGAAATGATTTCAAGATCGCAACCAGCGATGCCTTTAAAAAGGCATGTCAAGGTCTTGGCATTGCCTTGCATCTGGCACGAAGTGAAGAAGCCTTGACGTTGGAAATCGAAGAGTCCTATCCTGTTGATGCGGAGAAGTGGAAAGTCTTTGTAGGTAATTTTAAGTCGCTTACCGAAGACCAGAAGAACGAGTTCCGTGCATGGTTCAAGGAGCAGGGCTTTACGGGAGAGAAGCCGGGTCGCAATATGAATCCAGACCAGTTTGAGAAGTGTCAGGTTGAAGTCATTCGGCTATCGTTTAGTGCAGAACAAGTAACGGAAGAAGTAGAGACCTACTAATGGGTATTGATTCCACGCCAGACACTTACACGCACGGCTACATTATGGCCGAACGTCAAAAGGAATACGATAAGTATCTCCTAGAGAAGAAAGAAGCCCTTGAGGCGGAGAATGAGAAACACAGAAAGATGCTAGAAAGAAAATGAAAGAAATACTGGATTTAGAGGCCATGGTTCGACGGTTCAAAGAACGAGCCGATGGAGTGCGACGGCGCAACATGCCTCCGGTTGCTGGCGCTGAACGTAAAGCGTTCATTAGACAAGCCGAAGAAGACTTTCTAGATTATGCCCTCATCGCTGATGCTGAGATCAGCCTTGATGGTGGAGTTCTAATGGTTGATTTACGACCTGTCATCTGTGATGCTGTTATCAGCGGTCGAAGTTTGGAAGTGGAAACAAAAACAGCGATAAAAAATATTGCCGATGCTCTGCCCACTGATGGAGCAAAGATCACTCCTAAGATGCTGGATTCTAAATCTGACCTTGAAGACTTGATGAAGGGTTCAGAAATGTTCAAGGTGGTCGAAACCGTCGATCCGATTAAGCCTGTAGGTTTTAGTTTCTCGCACGGTTACCTACCATGACCGCTCTACCTTTACCTACGCACCTATCGGCATCCAGTATTACGACCTACGAGCAGTGCCCTCTCCGATACAGGTTTTCTCGTATAGATCGAATACCGGAACCGACCTCAGAGGCAATGATTTTAGGAACATTCGTTCACGAAATTCTAGAAGGGTTTTATGCGTTGGATTCGGAAGAGCGAACGCTTGCAGAAGCAAGACGAATTGCTCGGGAACTGTGGGAAAATAAGTTCATAGAAGAAACCAGCACGGTTCGGATCAAGAATATAAACGACTTTCGTTGGCAGGCATGGTGGTGTGTCGAAAACGTTTTCGGCATGGAGAACCCACCAGATGTTAAGATCCGCGGGATAGAGGACAAGTTCTCTGCTTCCATCAACGACGTTCCTCTTTTGGGGTTCATTGATCGTTGGACTGAAGAAGAAGATGGATCGCTAACTGTTACAGATTACAAAAGTGGAAAAGTTTCCAAACCTCAATATGAGGGCGACAAGATTTTTCAAATCGTTCTTTATGTAGAAATGCTTGAACGTTTGAATGATTTAGAAGTTAGTAACGCTGAAATAATGTATGTAAAATTCAAAGAGTTTAAAAGATACGCCCCCACACCCAAACGGCGAAAGACGGTTTTAAAACTAATTGATCAAACTTGGGAGGGAGTGACCGCCGGATGTGAGAGCGGTCACTTTGCTACGAAAACAGGGCCACTATGCAATTGGTGCGCCTATAAGAAGATTTGTCCAGCATGGAACTAAGGAATAAAACTAATGGATCAACAAGAATTCGACCGCATCGTTTCCGAAGATGTCAAGAATATACTTTCTTCTGAAAAGCAGGATTACCTTCGCATTGCTTCCAATTTGGAGAGATGGAAGAAATCACTTCTTAAACTGTTGGACAATCTTGACGAACAAGTTGCTGAACTTGCCCATAGTGAGGCAGTGGTTACGGAAGCCCTTCCGACAGATTTGATCACTACATATAAAATCGACGCAGATGAGAAGAAAACCAAGATTGGCCGGTTTCGTTTTTACGTCACCCAAAGACTTTCAGAGGTAGAAAGAATGCTCGCCTTGGGTGAGGACGGGCAAGAAGAAGACCTTCGTCTTGCGAGTTTCTATCGAAACGCCATTCTAGAACATCGCGCCATTATGGAAGAACACGACATTGAATCATCTCCAGTAGATCACGCATTGTGGAATTCGATTGATGGTGTGTGGAGTTTCGTAGACCTAGATCAGAAGTTGAGCAAGTGGAACTAAAGGTTGGCTTTGCTTCTGGCGATTGGTCTGAATCGGTCAACGAACCGGACGGCTCTCCTTGCATGGGAGGATCAGGCTGGATCCGCTTCGGCCAATATACGAGATACCTAACGGTGCCCCACGTTATAGGTGTGCTTGTGTTCAACAATGATTTGGGAATCTTTGGCGTAACAGATTGGGAAAATAATCACCATTTCGATTGCAACGTTATTTACATGCAACGTTGGATGGTAAAAGGTATTCCAGAAAATATTAAGATAGCGCAGCAAAACGGTCAAATCATTGTAAATGATTTAGACGATTGGTATTGGGGTCTTCATGATCGCCATCAAGCCAAAACAAAAATTGATCCCAAAAATAATAAAGAACAAAATACAGATATTTATAGAAATGTTCTTGCAGCATCCGATTTGGTAATTGTTTCTACACCATTTCTATATGAACGGGCAAAAGATAGACTAAGAGTGTTGAACGTAGAAATGTTGGAAAACCATGTTGATTTTAGTGCCTTCAAGCCACGACAACACAAAAATAACGGAACAACCGTTATCGGATGGCATGGCTCTACCGGACACAGGAGCGGAGACTTAGAAGAAGTCAAACAAGTTTTTCCGCACTTGCCTAAAGACCGATTTTCTTTCCACCATACGGGATACTACGGAGGACATCCTAAATTCTGGGAAGAGACTGGAGTTCCGCAAGATCGGGTTAGTTTGTATCCCATGGTGTCACCGACCGTGATCGGCAAGATGCTTCCATTCGACATAGGTATTGCCCCGCTCAATGACATACCTTTCAATCATGCTAAATCGTGGATTAAACCACTTGAATACGCTGCGGCTGGCATTCCTTCTATTATGTCCAAGTCTCCTGAATATGTTCGGTTCAAAGAAAAATATGGAGTTGGCAGAATAGCCAAGAGATACAGAGATTGGGTCAGACACTTTGAAGACCTTTCAGATCCTGAAACAAGGAATGAAGAAGCCGAACGGAATCTCAAAGCATTAGAAGCCCTAGACGCCAAGCACGGCGCACTAAGGTTGCAGAAAATACTAGAAAGCGTGCGATGAGTAATATTTACGGCAAGGGGGCGAAGGGTAAGGCAACGAAACTGCACGCCCTGATTACAAGATCAAAAGGTAGTTGTGAAAAATGTGGAGCAGGGGAACAAGCCTTTCTTCAATGCGCTCACATTATTAGCCGTAAATACTCATGGACCAGAACGGACTTAGAAAATGCGTTCTGTTTGTGCGCCTCATGCCACCGGTTCTTTACTGACAATCCGGTCGAATTCGGGATCTTCACAATTGAAAAGATAGGTGACGACAAATTTGACGAACTCATTACAAAAAGAAACAGCATTGATAAGTTCGATTGGGATGAAGAAGCAGAACGCTTGAATGTTATAGCGAAAGAAGAAGGACTCATATGAGGTCATCTCCCATAGCGTTAGCCGATATTGAAGACAACATCATCAGGCTGGTAGAAAGTCTAGAAGAACACACCGAAGCCTTTGAGGTTCTTGCCGTAGACCACTCCAAAAAAGACGCTCGTTTTAAATCTTCTTGGGCTAAAGAATATCTCGCAGCGAACGGCTCCATCAAGGAACGAGAGTCGTGGGCCGATTACAAACTCTCCGACGAAAATTACGAAGTTAAAGTAGCCGACGCTCTCTTGAAGGCCAAGAAGGAAAAACTGAACTCCATCCGCACGTCGTTGGATTCCCTCAGGACGCTCGCCGCAAATGTGAGAGCGCAAACATGAACCATGACGTAAGTCCAGATTTGGAAAACCTGCTCACCCCGATAGAGCAACTGGAGACGCTTCCCAACAATCCACGCAAAGGAAGCGTTTCGGCTATAGCGGCTTCGTACAAGGAGTTCGGACAAGTCAAACCAATCGTGGCCGTGGATAACAAAGACGGTACCGGCACGGTCATTGCCGGGAATCATCAGTTGGCAGCAGCCAAGCAACTGGGGTGGACTCACATAGCGGTGCTGCATGTTCCGTTCGACCACGACAAAGCCATAGCGTTTGCCTTGGCCGACAACCGAACCTCAGAATTGGGAGAAGACAATCAGGAACTTCTCCACGACATGCTGATTTCTGTGGTGGAGGACATGCCGGAATTCTTTGAGGAACTTGGTTGGGACGACTTTGAGATTGCCAGCATCTCAACTCCCACCGCTGGAACGGGTTCCGTCGTGGAGTCCAACGACGGATGGACTGCCCCAACCCTGATTCAACCGCCTCCAGCGGAAGTAGACGAAGAGACAATGAAGTCTTTAGTAACTCAGGGGGCTACGGCCATTGGTTCTGCCGGAGCAAAAACGGTGGTTCAATACACTCTGGTATTCAACGATGCCGAACAGCAGGCAGTGTGGTATTCGTTTTTAAGATACTTGAAGGCAAACCCGGCCTATGCAGGTTTAGCCACAACATCAGAGCAGGTGACGGCCTTTTTAAACCGTCATGTTAGTCCTGAGGGTTCGACTGCAACTGAATAGTGCAGTTGAACGAGGTGAAGTCTTTTGATTCTTTGGTTTCCGTTACTTTCAAATCCAAAGACTCAATAATCAGATCAACCATCTGTTCAAAATCTTCTTGAACTTCAGCCTCATCTTCTTCGCCAATTTCAACTAAATCCATACAGACCTTAATTAGATGTTCCCGAATGACCAGAATGGAATCTGAGTTGCTCACAATGCTCCTCCCCTTGCGGTGGTGTTCTCTCCACGATACACTATGGGCTTCGGGCAATCAACCATTTGGTATTAGGAGAGAATCGTGGCTCGTTCAGGAACAGAAGTAACCGTCAAGGGTAACAACGTCATCGACGTTGAACTCAAGTACAGCAGCAACGGCAACGGTATGTTGAAGTTGCGGCTGGCAACCGAACGTTGGCGCAAGCAGGGTGATGCTTGGGAAAAGACCAACGTTTCATTCTTCAACATTCAGGTCTGGGGTGATTTGGCTGAAGCAGCAGCGGGAATCATTCAGAAGGGTCAGCGGATCATCGTTACCGGTTATCTGGAAGAACGCAATTGGGAAGACAAGACCACAGGTGAGAAGCGTTATGCCACTCAGGTCGTTGCCAACGATATTTCGATTCCTGTTGAAGATATCGAAAGCCTCGTTCGGGTGAAGCGCGAGAAGCGTGACGATGCCACCCCGTCGGCAGGGGCTGCGCCTAAGTCTGCTCCCACGACAGACCCCTTCGATGAGGAACTAGACTTCTGACACACATAATTGATGTAAACTCTGAACATTAGCGCCTAGTCTCAGAGGTCAACATGATTGAAGTCCTTACAGAAATAATGCCTGATGGATTCAAGCGCGGGCCTGAATTGCCCTTCATAAACCCCAAACTGGTCGTAGAGTCTACGAATACCCAGACGGCGGAACAAGCCATTTGGACATATAAACGAGATCTAGTATCCCATCGGCCCCATTACATCCTTGATCCTGACGAGTTTAAAATCCACAAGGTTCTAGACACGGACTACGGGGTCATAGGCGAATTTCATCCTTCTCAGCCACAATGGGCATCTCGTTGCGTGTTTGTTTCCATTGTCAAAGAGGACACGATAACGCTGACAGCAGAGCAAGAAGAATCGGTCGGTCGGCTCCTGAGGGTTTTGTGCGACGTAGAGGCCGTTCCCGCCATCACTTACGAAGGTGGTGGGATGGGAACATCAACCTTTGGCGCTTTTGAGGGAATCGTGTTTTGGTCTTCCATGCCAAACGGACGCGCCGCTCCGGGCAAGATCAACTGGACGAATCTAAACAAAGGTTTACAAGACTACAAGACTCCTGAACTGCTGGGTATAGCGGGAGAAGACACAAAAATCTACGAAGATGAAGAAGAAGCAGCAGTAGAAATCTCAACGGAAGATTTGGATTTGCTGACCATGGCTGAACTTAAAGAGATTGCTTCCGAAGCAGGCATTGCATACAGCAATTTGCGAAAGGCAGAACTGGTAGAGGCGATTGAAACCGCACGCTCTTAACACTATTAGTTGCAGTAAGCAGTATTTATCAACATGGTACGGTTACACCCCCTGCCGGGGGACGGTTAGTGGTTGTGGCGCGGGGCCGGAAGTGGCATGAGGATCATCCCTTTTCCCGTCCCGCGTTACAACTAGGGTAATCCTGTGCCGCGTAAGCGTTTATTCTTAGACATGGACGTAGTCGATGCAGCCCGTGAACGGCTCCGACACGTTTATGACACTTTTGACACGGTCTGTGTTCAATTCAGCGGAGGCAAAGATTCCTCTGCCGTGTTGCTTCTTGCAAAAGAAATCCACGAAGAACGCAATTTGGGGCCGGTCAAAGTCATCTTCCGTGATGAAGAAATGGTCAGCCCTGCTGTTATCCGCTACATGAAGTGGGTCAGAGATCTTCCATGGGTTGATATGGAATGGTATTGCCTGCCCATGGGGCAAGAAATTTGGGTGCTTGGACGCAGAGAGTATGTTCTGCTCTGGTCAAAGCAGCGAGAAGAAGAGGGCCGTCTTGTTCGGGAGATGCCTCCATGGGCTATCACCGCTAGGGATTTCGGACTAGATAATGGCGTAGTGGTTCCGCAGCCTGTCGATTACTACACGATGCAAGGGAAGGAAGGCCGAACTGCCTTCCTCACTGGCATCCGGGCAAATGAATCTATGATCCGATATCGGTCTGTTGTTCAGAAACTCCATGAAAACTATATCAATCGCCCATACCGACTTAGCAAAGCCATTCCGCTGCGGCTTGTTAAACCCATCTATGACTGGATCACGGATGACGTTCTTAAGTATGTGTCCGTGGAGAAGGACTTCCCGTACTGCGAATATTATGATTACGCGGCAATGTCTGGAGCAAATACACGGGTGGGAATTCCATTACATTCTGTTGCTGCTCGCAGGCTCAATGATGTAGTTACAACGGAGCCAGAATTCTATGACGCTTTGGTAACAGCATTTCCTCACATAGACGCTCAACGTCGATTGTGGAAGGATTTCAATATCGAAGCCCTGATTGCTTCTTACTCTCAGGAAAGTTGGGACGGGGTTCGTCGTTGCATCAACGAGAACATGCTTTCACCGGGAAAACATAAAGACGCTATGAAATTCGTAGCAGCATTTCGCAAAAAGCGCAATAACGATCCTTATGGTTATCCGATTGATCACTTGGTTCGGATACTGTTGCTAAACGAGTTCCGCCACACGGCTCCTTCGCCAGTGGGTCCAAAAACGAAGGCTCATAGAATGCGTGTCGCCGCTTTACGGGAAGCCGACGATTTAGACAAGGTGGATGATCTTTTATGAATCTGGAACTACTTAAAACAGAAAATCTCAAAGTTCCGGATTGGAGAACCACTCACATTCTCAAACCGAACCTGATCGGACTGGTGAAGTCCATGGAGGAGTTCGGTATTATCAATCCTCTTCTTGTCATGACCGACGGCACCATTATCGACGGTTTCGCCCGTTGGGTGGCCGCACAGTCGTTGGGTTTAAATGAGATCCCCGTTCAGAGGCGTGATTGCGGAAAGACAGAAGCAATGATGCTTCACATCCAACTTAATAGGGCCAGAGGAGAGGTTGTCCCACATCGTCTTAGCAAAACCATCCGCTTGTTGAATGTGGCTACAGACGAGCGAACCATCATGGATGCGTTCAACATGAAAACGGACGAACTGGATGTACTGCTGGACGGATCCCTGATCAAGAAGAGAAAAGTTTCTGAACATTCCTACAGCAAGGCGTGGGTTCCCATTGAATCTAACGCCACCGAAGACTTCAGCATAGAGCGGCCACCTACCCCTGACGCATGAAAAAGCGGGCCGGGAAAGAGGCCCGACCCGCCTTTTCGGGTAGCGGTCGCACCTCCTTAATCGGAGATTCCCTGCCGGGGAATCTGAACCATTGTGACTTTTAGATCTTACCTCTTGCGTCTGCTTCAGAAAGAAAGTCTTCCATCAGACTTGCGGCAGTCATACCCTCTGATTCTTCTATCGTTCCTTCAGTGGCTGCGTTTACCACAGAACGCTTGTGATTGATGAGGCTATAGACCGATTCATCAATAGTTCCAACCGCCAAAGCGTGAGTTATCTGTACGCTTCCCTTGGTTCCTATGCGGTGTATTCGCGCAGAGACTTGGTCCACATCTGCGGGTGTCCAAGGATGCTCCACAAACAGCATGTCCTGTGCAGCCGTCAGAGTGTGCCCAGCCTTAGAAGCCTGAATGGATAAAACGATTACAGGAGCGTCTTCCGCAGACCCCTCCATAAATGCGCTCTTCGCCTTTTCAACATCTTCGATTTTCATGCCGCCTTGGATTTTCAACCCACCGTATTCATCCGCCAAGGCATTAACGATTTCACGGTGATGAGCAGCCAGCACCACTTTGCGTCCTTCGTTGATGCGGCTTTCTACCCATTCGTTCACTGCTTTGAGTTTCGATTTGGCTGCGATTTTCTTTAGGACTGAGAGCCTGACCAGATGTTGATGGGCTTCTGCTTTGAATCTGGCCCGCACCGCAGCACTCCTCGGGTCTAGACCTAGTTCGGCAGCGAGTTCGGCAGCCCGATCAGCAAGGAACTGAACGATGTCTTCTTCTGCCTGTTTGTATTCCTTTAGGTATTTGGGATCAGGTTCGATCATCCATTCAGAATGCCGGATGGGTGGAAGATCCTTAAGGACTTGTTCTTTAGTCCTTCTTATGTAGCACGATCCCCTAAGGCGTTCATTGAGTTCGTCTAGGTTTGTGGCCCCGTCAACGTGCCACTGCTTAAATCGGTCTTGGAAGGCTCCGCAGTATCGTTTGTAGAAGGCCCAGAGTCCTCCGAATTCCTTGAGTCTTCCGATGATTTCCAGTTGGGGTCCGTACTCAGCCGGACGAGAGGTAATAGGCGTTCCAGTGAGGCAAAAAACCAATCCCGTATCCGGTACTGTTTTTGCGAGTTTTTGGGCACGCTTTGTTCTCTTCGCTTTGGGATTTTTGAGATAGTGACTTTCATCGAAGATGTAAGACTGGTACCCCTTCAATGCTTCGGGGTGGTAGTCGATGTTGGAATACCCAATGATAGTGAAGTCTGCTTCTTCCTCTGGAAACTCGCTTCGGTTAATCACGCGTCGCCATGTTCGACTTGGAAAGAACTTTTCGATTTCCACGGCCCAGTTCAACGCCAAGTTGGGCGGACACACAATGAGACAAGGATACGCATTTTCGACTTGAACAGCGGCCAACGACATGACCGTTTTTCCGGTTCCCATTTCATCTGCTAGGAACAGTTTTTTATGATCTACAAGGTATTGAACCCCAGCCTTTTGATAGGGAAGCAACTCACCAACAAGATCTGGAACTTCGATCTCAGCCGTCACAGAACGGGAAGCGGCAATCTTCTGTGCCTGCTCCTCAATAACCTTTAGTTCCATTGACTCAAGTTCTTCGGGAACATTCAGTCTGAAATTCCGTGCGAACTGAAGGACTTGAGAAAGGCTGGACTTTGGAGCCTCCCAAATCTTTTCCTTCGTGTTCCATCGTGAACCTGCGATCTGACGAACAGCAGCAACCTTCACGGAATCGTAGGCAAATCTGATAATCAGATTTTCTCCAAGCAGTTCTATTCCTTGCTCCTCGTAAGGAGGATCTGGCAGATCCAACACGCGCAGATCGGGATCAAGCCAGTAATCGAACTGAACGGCAAAAATCTTCATGGGCTTCAAACTGGAAACTGGGATTCTCCATACCTCTGCCAGTCGGTCCCATTTAGCGCCCGGAACTCCCTTGATAGCGGCCACTTCATTGGCCTCATAGGGGCTGTTCAGAACTATTTGGTCATCGTTGAGGCGAATCGCCTTTTCGGTAGTCATGCTGATTCCAGTCTACAACAGATCTAAATGGTTGACAAACGGCTTCGGATAGGATAGTATTATCTCAACGACCTTTGAGGAGGTAAAAATATGAGCCACGAATTGGAAATGTCAGGAAGCGGCGAAGCCAGTTTCGCCTATCGAAAAGAAGGTGGTGCGCCATGGCATCGGTTGGGGATTTCCCTAACGGGATACCAGACGGCACCAGCCATCCTAGAAGCAGCGAAGGCTGATTACGAGGTTACTCTCCTGCCCGTGAAGTACATCACCCCCAGTGGTGTTCTGATGGAAATGAAAGACAGGCACATCACGGCCCGTCTGAACGATGACGGTGGTGTTGTTCCGTTTGAGGTTGTGAAAGACCGATACCGGATCGTCCAGAACAGCACCGTTCTGGAAAAGGCATTGAACGTTGTCGGAGCCTCCGCAGGCGATGCCATCATGGATACAGCAGGCGTTCTTAAGGATGGTCGCGAGTTCTTCGCTACCATCGACTTGGGAACCCTCGTTTTGGATCCCATGGGTGTGGCCGACAGGATTCAGCGATTCCTCGTCGTTCATACGAGCCACGACGGTACAACGCCGATTACATATGCCAATACCGACATTCGGGCCGTCTGTGCAAACACGGTTCGCATGGGGTTGAAGTCTGCGCGATCCGTGGTGACAGCCCGACACACAGCCAATTACAACAGGGCATTGGAGGAAGCAAACGAGGTTCTCCAGATCTCACGGGATTGGGCGAGCGAATTCAGCGCCAAGGCGGAGAGGCTGCTTGCGGCACCTATGCCTGCTTCTAGCAACAAGATTGATGAAGTTCTGAATGGCCTGTGGCCCGAAAGGGACGCAGACACCGACCGTAAGAAGGCGAACCGTGATGAAACGATTTCACTGGTTCGTTCCCTGTATGGAAATGCGAAGAACGCAGCCGGTTACGGGTACAACGGTTGGAGTTTGCTGAACGCTGTCGGGGAATTCTTCGACCACCATTGGTTCGATGACCCGAAGCGCAACGCAATGGCTGCAATGACGATTGGGAACAAGTCCCATCTCATGAAAGCCAAGGCAGCGGATTTGATTCTACATACCGTTTAGAATCGCCTCCGATGTCAGCACGAAAGTTCAGAGTTGTTCCCACGAATAATGAGGAACCGAAAAAAACGCAACTTGATTGGATGTTGGACGACCTCCATGAGTTGAATCCCAAAGCGTTGCGTTTTGTCGATCCAACTTTTGACGAAGCCATCATCGGCATCGGTTGCCAATACTCAAAAGACCCAGTCCTCGTCTATGACGAAGAAAAAATGGTAGAACATCTCGTCTGGACAGAGGGCTGGGACTTTGAGGAAGCGTATGACTTCCTAAGTTGCAACACATTCAACGCTTGGTTGGGTGAAGGAACTCCCATCATCCTCAAAGCAATTCACGATTGGTGAAATCATGTGGATACCAAAGCAGAAAGTCACTCTGACGGAAGAGATGAAAGCAGAAGCCCAACAGATGGCTGACGCTATGGGCGACGGCAAGGGTCGCCGGGGTTCCATCCTGCAAGGCGGAGGCGACTTTGTGGGTTGTCTCGGAGAAGTGGCCTTTAAACAAATCCTGATACTCAAAAGGGATCTGTCTCTGTGGGAGTTGGAAATCGAACATAAGCCCAATGCCCATTACGATCTGAATGTCAACGAGGTCAAGATCGACGTAAAAACCAAATGGGCCAAAGGTGTCCCCGGAAAGTTGTGGGAAGGCAGTGTCGCCATGGGCCGTGAAGACACCAGCCAACTCCCACAGAACGTAGATGCGTTTGCCTTCATGCGAATCGGTTACTACCCCGAACACACGGTTGACGGAGTGAAGACGCCGGGTCCGGTTGGCTGGTTTATAGGCTGGTTGTCAAAGGCCGTCTTCTACGATAAGGCTGTTCCCATAAAGAAGGGTGAAGTGGATCCCCGTTCCTCAAACAACAATCAGTTCAAGTCACACAAAGATCAATGGAACGTTTATCATTACCAAATGAATCGCGATTTGGTAGATTTGGTTGAGCCAGAACCTTTTTAGCAGACTTACAACCTACTATTAGTAGTAGTGGTATCTTGGTTGTGGGAGGTTAACTATGAACTG